GTCGTGATCGAGATGTGCCTGCCGTTGTCGGCCAGCACCAGCCCGTAGGCGCTTGTCTGGGCGTTCTGCGGCGCACCGCGATAGCCGATGCTGGTCGCGCCGATGGTGCCGGCCGCGACAATAGCAACGTCCTGCTCCAGCGACGTGATGTCGGTGTTGGCACCTGCCGCTGCCGCACCAAGGTTGGAGCGGGCGCCCGCAGCGTTCGACCCGCCGGTGCCGCCGTTGGCGACAGCAACGATGCCGGTGACGTTCGCCGCCGTGCCGGTAATGTTGCCGTTGAAGGTTACGCCCGAGCCGATGGTGCCGCCGGTGATGAAGACGTTGTCGGAGTTCTGGAACGCCATGTCGCCAGACGTCAGGATGTTGTCGACGGTCCAGATCACGGCATCGGATGCGTCGGCCAGAACCACCTTGTAAGCGGCGCCGGCGCTGTACCAGATGTTTGCCTCGCCGCGAGCGTCGAGGATGATTGGGTTGCCGTTGGCGAAGACGCCGCTGGCGTCCGTGTACGTCGCGAGCGGCGTCGTGGTGCCGGCTGCGTAAGTGTACACCTTGCCGCCGACCAGAGGGTCGCCGTTGGCATCAAAGAATTGCGCCTTGGGGGCTGGAGATAGTTCAGCCATTAGTACGGGCCTCCGGCGTTGAGATTGTTGGTGACGGTCAGGATAACCGATGGGATGGCAGGACGGAAGGCCGCTGATGTGGCGGCGTTGAGGAACACGCCTGTGCTGTCAGTAGCCCACATAAGCTCGATATAGTCGCCTTGGTTCAACTGCGCGAGAAAGTTCCATGCGGCGACGAGAGCGTCGTTGTTGCCTTGGGTGCGGACTTGGCTGGCGCTGTTCGGGACATCGGTGCCGTTCACGCGCAGCCATATCCATGTGAGATGGCTTCCCGACACTGTGGTGTCGAGCTGCGCTGAAAACTGGATGTTGTAGACGTTGGCGGTGTCGACGTAGATGCGCGATGTCGGCGTGCCGCGTGTGACCCCGACGCTGATGTCGGTGGTGTTGAACGTCATCGCGTAAGGAGTGTTGATCGCCGCTGCGGTCTGGTCAGTGGTGTCAGAGAAAGAACCGAAGCGATGGCGCGGCAGTTGCGGCGTGTAGGCCGGCCCCATGTTGAGGCCGTCCAGCTCCTGCTGAAGCATGTGCATCGACGACGCGTTGCCGTCCGGCGGCCCGATCTGCAACTGGTCGAGCGTGGTGGGGTTGTTGCCGGAGCCGGTCAGCGTGAACAGGTTGAAAAAGAACCTGTACCAGTCGCGCGTCATCAACCCGGTGCGCGGGTCAAGGACGCCGACGCGCGACGCCGGTATCTTGGTGATGTTGGTCGGTTCAGCCATTGGTGCCGCTCAACAGCAGTTCGGCGCCGACGATGGTCAGTTTGACCGGGTCAGTGCCCGACACCTCGTAGACGCGGTCGCGCAGCTTGAGCGTCATGCCGAGACGGCGCCAGATGGCGCGACGCCCATACTGGCCGATCTTGCCAATCGACACCCAATGCTCGTTCGACCATGTGTGACCGCCGTCATCCGACCAGCGCAGCATGACCTGCGGGTCAGCGCCCTGCACGGTCGGGATTGAACCGGGGAAGAGATACTCGCCGTCGATGAAGTCGAGGTCGAGAGTGAACGGCTCGTCCGGCGGCGTGTTGCCCGGCGGGATGCCGTTCAAGCCAACGCCTGTCTCGCAATTCAGTTGCAGCGAGTGCTGCGCCGTGCGGCGCAGATTGTTCGAGCCGGTCGGCAGCGCACGCCAAGACCGCAGCCATTTCTGGGTCGTGCCGTTGTCGGCGTACACGTCGAGGTCGAACGTGTAGATGTTGCCGTTCTCGTAATCGCCAATGATGGTATATCCGTTGACGTTGCACTGGCAGTTGCCGCGATGGCGCTCGAAATCGCCGCGATCAAAATAGGCGCGCTCGTGCCAAGTGCCGGTCGCGACGTCGTACACCCATGTGGTGTTGCCGGTCGGAAAATTGAGGACGTAGAAGGCGTGGCCGTCCTGCTGGTAGGTATAGGCCACCGCGTCCGTCATGTCGGAGTATTGCTGGATTTGCCATTCGATAGCGTGCGTCGAGATGCGCTGGCCGACGTAGCCGCCCGCCCGATAGACAATGCCTTGGCCGCGCGCGTCGCGGCCCAGCCAGAACACGCTGTTGTCCATCTTGGCGACGGAGAACGGCGCGACGCAACCGATCTCGTTATAGGCGCCCTGAATACGCGCCAGCGGAAAGTCGGGCGTGCCGGCGTTGTACCAGACCTCAGTGCTGTTGGTGCCGAACACCCAGACCTCGCGGTGGTCAACGATGACGCCGACGACGCCGTCTGGCGCACCTTCGGCGCTGGCAAAGTCGAGCGGGTCGATCTGCGTCGCGTCGAGAAGCTGCGTCACCCAAATCTTTTGGCTGTTCGGCTCGTTGAACACGAAATAGCCGTCGATGTACCCGACCGTCACCGCGCCCGGAAAGTCGGGGTCAATGATCTGCGTGAAGACGCCGGTGCTCTGCGTGTACACGAAAGCGTCAGGGTTGGTGACGAACACGATCTGGTCGCCGTTGTCCGTGATCGACACCGGCGTGACGCCGTGCGGGACGTTGCCCAGCAGGACGGGCGCTGCGGACAGCGACGCCAGCAGGTAGACGCCGTTGCCTGACACCACATAGAAGCCGCCGTTTATGCCGGGGCGCGGCCACAGCCCGCGAATGGGGCCGTTGCCGACAGTCTGCCAGAAGCGTAGACCGGGCGCACGGTTGAGAAACGCGGGCATCTGGCCGCCTTCCGGCACGATCTCTGGGAACAGATTGATCATGCGGTTGTCGGCGGCGTTGACGCTGCGAGCAACGTACGCCGACCCAAGTATCGGCGTCTGCATTAGTAGTTGCCCGCGAAGATGTTGAAGCGCTGGCGCGTGGCCACGATGCTATAGGGCATCGACATGATGTCGTTCGGGTTGTTGATGCGCTTCAGGTTGCGCTTGCTGGTCATGGCGATGCGGCTGACCTGCGGCGACGGCTCGACGCCGAACTCCGGCGCCAGCTCGCACGCGAGGTTGTAGCGGAACGCACGCAGATAGCCGGGCGGGAAATGCAGCTCGGTCGCCAGCACCGCCGGCTTGGTCAGCTCTTCGACCGAAATGAAATGCCACTCCAGCGCACGCGTGGGGCGCGGGTAGATGTACATTTCGACGTCGGGGAAGGTGTTGTTGACGAAGATGACCTGCGGAAACGTCGACGTCACGGTCTTGACCGCGATGCCGTTGTACTGCTGCTGGTTGATGAATTTTATGCCGTAGCTGACGCCAGTACCGGGGTCGCGGAAATAGGTGCTGTCGAGCAACTGCACCGGCCGGTTGCCGATGAAATCGCCGGTCGGCCCGAGAGTGCGCGACAGCAGACCTGCCGGCCAGAGGAACACCTGATCTTGCGTGGCGAAGACTGACAGCCGCTCCGTGTTCCAGCTATCAATCATCTGGTTCATGGCGGTCAGCGCGTCTTGCGCCGTTTCAGCGGAGGGGGTTTCGCCTTCAGCCAGAACGCCAATCAGCCGCAGTGAGCCGTTGATGATGTCCCCTGCGCTGGTCATGGCTTAATCTCTCGTTTCGGGGCGCGGGCGTCCACGGCGCCGGGGAGCCGTCAGTGCGTTGACGACGGGCGCCGGAGCGTCCGCTTCTTCCACTGCCGCCGGAACAGGCGTGCTGGGGTCATAGCGCGTCCAGCCGTCCATTTCATCAGAATTCGCTTCGTGCTCGCTGATAGCGACCTTAGCGCCGTGGACGGGGTGGGACAGAAAAATTACGGACATACTAGCCTCTCGAAAATGGACGGCCCGAAGGCCGCCCATATCACTTACAGCGCGTGTACAATCACGAAGTTGAACACGACGGCTTCGCTGAGGTTGCCGCCGGTGATGTTCCGCAGCGTGATCGTTGCTGCGCCAGCCGTAAGGCCCGTCACCCAGAGGGTGTAGGAGCCAGCGGTGGCTGTGCCGCCGACAATCGACAGGATAACGGCGTCATTGGCCGAAATCTTGCTGTTGTTCAGCGTGAACGTGACCGAAGTGGTGCCTGCGAGCAGCGCGCCATTCATGGTGACGGTGCCAGCCGACCTGTTCAGCGTGACCGCTTCAGCCTTGCTGACGCCCTGCGTTACCACGCCACGAGCAGCGGCGGTGTAGCCGATCTCGTCGTCGGCATAGAGGACATCGGCACCGACGATGTTCTGGTCGGCATAGGCAACGCCAATCGCTTGGGAGTTCGCCATTGTCTTTCTCCTCAAAAGGTTGCCCCGGCCAAAGCCGGGGCAAACCAATCAGTTGGCGATGCGGTACAGGGTGTAGGTGCCGTCGCCGGTCTTGCGGGCGCGAAATGCGACCGCTGCACCAGCAACACCTGCGCCCGAACCGACCAGCGTCCAGCCTGCGCCAGTGGTCAGCGTGCCTGCGCCAGCGCCTGTGCTCAACAGGACGAAGTCGAAGGACGAGTTGACCTTGGCGCTGCTGACGTCGGCATCAACGCCGTTCACGCCAGTAACAGCCGGAAGAGCAAGGTTCGCACCGCTGCCCGAGTTAAAAACCACCAGACCGTTCGCAAGATCGCTCACAAGAAGAGTGGCTGCGCCGGTGTAGGTGTTGGGAGCAACCTGCGTGCCGAGGATGACCTCGTTCAGATTGCCATCGCCGACCTGATAACCGCCGGCACCGTTGGGAAGTGTCATGATAATGTCCTTTCGGAAGGTGCGGCCCCCGGCGAACCGGGGGCCAGTTTCAGGTTAGCCCCAGAGACGGCAAGCCATCTGCGGACGGATGGTGCTGTAGCCGTACAGCACGTCGATACGGCAGGGCATGCGGTCGTTGTTGATGTCGTACTGACGAACAACGCGGAGCGAGATGCCGTTGTGTACCTGTCGCGAAGCCATGTCGACGCCCTGCGGAAGCAGAAGGTCGGCGGTGGCGAAGGTGATCGCGTCCTTGTGGTACACGAGGTTCTGCGC